TGTTGCATAATTATCGGGACCGTCGGGCGTACATTTGTGCATAGGAAGTTTGCGTCCCTCCGGAGAAATTAACAAGTCCAGCCAAATATATTGTGGTTGTTGTTGACAATGAAAAACGAGCGGTCGGCGGAATGATACTTTCTGGGGTTCCTGACGCTAGTGTAATGTTGTTTTGAGATACAAGCCCGGTAGTTGCTGATGGAGTTGCTGCGGATGTTGACGAAAATGCAGCTTGAACCGCAGTTATAGTAACTCCTGCGCTTTGAATATGGTAAATATTCCCAACAACGTCCCAATCGCCCGCTGTTAATGAGATCGACGCAAAGTTTGACGTTACGCCACTTGTCGGAGTAGTTGTAATCGGACCCGACGAAATAACTTCCCCCACCGCCCCAGAGTTAGCGTTATTATTTGTCGTCGTTCCAACGATTCCGTCGGTCTGACTAGGCGTAATCGTACCACTGACGGCGAGCGAAGAGAGCGTACCAACACTCGTAAGACTGGAATTGACTACGCCCGCCGCGAGAGTCGCACCTGTTAACGTCCCCGCCGCCGCAGCAACTGTGATCGGAGCCGTACCGTTGAAATTGACGCCGTTGATCGCCCTAGGCGTCTGTAGCGCTGTTGCAGTCGCCGCGTTGCCCGTCGTACTTCCGGACGATCCGGTAACACTACCCGAGATTGGAGCCGTTACGGTTAATCCGGCCAGAGTTCCAACGCTTGTCAAGCTGGACGCAGTAACCCCCGCAGCAAGAGTGCTGCCCGTTAGCGTTCCCGCAGCCGCAGCAACAGTGATCGGAGCCAAGCCAGTGAAGTTGACGCCATTGATTGTATTTCCGGGGTTAAGCGACTGCGCCGAACCTGTGAAGTTACCCGTCAACGTTCCAGCAGCCACAGTGCCGGTGACATTTAGATTCGCCAACGTTCCGACACTTGTAAGGCTGGAGTTGACCACGCCTGGCGCGAGAGTTGAACCCGTCAGAGTCCCCGCTGCTGCGGACACAGTGATCGGTGCCGCGCCAGTGAAATTGACGCCGTTGATCGCGGCACCTGGTGTTAACTGACCCGCCGTTGCCGCAAACCCAGGAAACGACCCCGTTCCCTCGTTGAGCGACTGTTGAATCCATTGATACAACGCCAACTGAACGCGCGAGTTATACGAATCGAGTTGACTCGATATCGTAATCGGCAGATCGGGTAGAACTTGGGACATGATCGTTACGTTAGCCCGAGATTACGTCTTAATTATCTTTTGAACCACTGCCGACGGTTGCATGGTGTTGTGGGCGGTGTTCGATCCGGTATTTACGGAAGACGCCGTAATTCCCGTGGCGGCGTTAAATGTATTTGAATTTGTCCCAAAGTCAACCGCGTTATCCCCCGCCCCGCCGGCGGTTGTGTTACTTATGGATCCGGAAAAACCGTGATGATGCGTTGGGTCCGTAATATTAATTGTGTGATTGTGAGCCGCAAGTTCCGCAGTAATTAGAACGTGATTTTCCTCGCCAATCGTTTGCTGCCCCAATGTGCGAGCGGAAAGTCCCGTGCCAGTACCAGAGCCAATTGTCGTTCGGCCCCGTAAATCAGGAACGTTAAACGTCGTTGACCCGTCACCAACCCCCCATGTGGTCGATAACGCTGCAAACAGTCCCGAATAAGTTGTTCGACTCACTGCCGAACCATCGCAGGCCAAATAACCAGAGGGAATCGCAACACCCGCGAAATCAATTACTTGCCCCGGAATCGCAGCCTGATAATCCGTTCCTGCCACAGCGGCAGTAGTTCCTCCCGCACCGTCGCCTTTAAGGACAGTTACGACGCTAGTCGCCGGACACGCATTGCCGTTTGTCTGAGACTGAATCCAAGACAGCAACGCCATTACCTGAGTGGCGTCCGCAGTCGTCCCGTTAGTCAACGTGAGCGGAAAATTGTTAACGATACTCATGATTGGAGAGTGTACCCGGTTCGTTGCGTTCTGGCGTAAAAAGTCCCTACCGCGGTATTAGACGAGGCAACCGCCGATACTTCGATTGCCAGTTTATTGAACACCAGTGGTATGGGCCACGGGACGGTGTACGTAATTGGCTGTGTAGCCGAAGATGACCATTGTCCAGACCCCCATAGAAACGAATTCCAAACTGCGCCATTCGCCTGAGTCGTAACACCTGCCGACGCAATAAAGTTGCCTCTATCGTTGAAAGATTGAATTGAAAAGTTAAGTGGCATGCCCGACGACGACAATTCGATGGTCGATTCCACAACTTGTTTCATCGCCATTTCATCGCGTTTAGGGAAATCCGAAGACTTCATGTCTATGTTGAAAGGCACGCCAAGGTCAGTGTAAATCGTGTTCGTGTTCGGTCTAGTCAAACTTTGAAGTAACTGGGCAAGATTGAACACACTCGATAAAATGAACGCGTCCCCCGTGGAAGACGCGCATCCGTACTCAAATGTATGAGGGCCATTCCACCGAAGTCGCGTCGTATCGAACCAGTAATCGTATGTTCCCGACACCCCATCAACGATGGTGGGAATACAAATACGATAGATAGCTCCAGCAAATGCGGCTGCGACACGCGAAGGGGTTGTAACGTAATTGAATGGTGTTCTCAAGTCGGATTGCGCACCAATCGATCCCAATTGATGGGCAACGACCGTTACCGCCCCGTACGGACTAACAATGTAAGCCGCGTCGGTTCCTGCAAAAAACACACCGAAAGGTGTAGACACGACTGATCTCGGCGACAAGGTGCCGACATTCAGGGATATGTAATTCAGCGACAGACTGCCGGTCACAGCGGCATCCCCGGTTATCTGCCATATCTGAGTTACTTTGAACGCCAGCAACGCTCCGATAACACCCGCCGAAGTCGTTTGAACCGGCAAGCCCGACAACGCTGTGATCGGCGTACTGTCACCCAATGTCAACGCCTGACCCGCATTAGTCATGACGGTAGGAGTCAGAACATCGCTGTAGAACGCTTGATTCTTAACTGCGAAGTACGCTCGATTATTCAAGTTGGCAACGAAAGTTGGAACTCCGGGTAATCCGTTCGTCGCCGTGTTCATCGTTGAATACGCGGGCGCTGCGGGGTTCGTTATGTCGATCACACCGAAGAAATTAGACCCCGCGCCCGTGTACCCCGGATGCGTGATGATGACCTTAATCCCAACGATAGTCAGAGTTGGCGGCGTCCAAGCTCCGGTCACAGCGGGGGACGTGGGACGCCCCTCGGCATTCCCTGCTGTAACGCCCGTAACCGTAATGAACGCCTGTGATACCAGGTCATACACAAACGGCTCGTCATGCCCCGCTGTAAGCCCCGTGGCAACCATTCCGTAGACCCGCGTGCCAATGACAACTTGCAATGATACGAACGCGGGTGTCGTGAAACCGACGAAATTAGTCAATGCTGCACCAACTCCCGGACGAGCGATTATCAACTCGGGGTTTGACGGGTCGAAAACAAGATTCTGAAGCTTACGGCAAGCTCCCGGAAATACATCCGTGGCGTCGAAAGCGTCAACTAATCCACGTGGCGTAAAGCGGATCGGAGTGGATTGAGCGATAGCCATGAATCACCACGGCTCGATCTTGGTTGGACGCAAAGACCCGCCAATACGGAACCTGCGCGGATCAAGTTTGACCTCTTTGACCACCTGTTGCTCGTCTCCCTCAGTCAAAAGATGAACACCCAACATACGCATGGCGTCCGCTTCAAAGCCCGGATAGCGCGTGTCGTCGGTCACACGCATAAGCCTCATCGCCGTGGCAGTTACGAGATAGTCCTGATCTTCGAACCACGGAATCGTCGCGCTCGATTCGGGCGTGACGATATCCGCACGCTTGACCATGTAGCGATGCGTCAGGATCAGCCCCGTATTTGATTGGGGGTAGATGTAGAGCAATCCCGGCTGCTGCGTAGCAACGGGAGAAAGATCGGTAGCCCACTCGTACGGGTAATTCGACGTGGTTGACTTGTTGGGCTCACTATCGAACTGCTGTCGATTCGACGGTTGCAGGAAATACGGTTGATCGTTGATGAGATACATCAACTCATACGTCCGAAGATAGTCGGGTTCAAGATTGAACGGACCGTTGCTGTTGGCAATCACAGGGATCGTCGTCGATACGAGATTGACCTTCAAATTCCGATGCATAACCAAGTCTTGCAAGACAAGGTTAAGACACCTTCCGCCCAACGAAACGAATCCTGGGCACTTGGCGATTGCCAGTGCGTCAGCGACGATTTGTTGGGCAGAAATGGGCATTACAGACCCACCTTGGCTTTGGCGTCTGCAATCGCTTGCGTACCCTTGTCAATCTCTTCTTGCACCTTACCGACGCTGTTGCTGATGTTGGTGATAGCAAGCTTTTCTTGACTGGTGAGCTTTCCGCCCGCCGACTGCTTCATGTCCAGCGAAGACATATGCTCGCGCATTTGATCCAGTTGCTTGATCATCTGATCTCGCTTGGCTTCCAGTTCCGGAATTTCGGCACGTGTGCGCTGACGGTCCAAAACGTCGTGCAGAATATCCACACGGGCGTTCACGGACTCGAACGACTCGCCGTCGTACAGATAGCCGCTGACTGCAAAAGTCTTGCCGTTGGGCAAGGTTGCACTCAGGTTGTAATTTCCGGTTACGGCTACGCCGGACGGATCAATAGGTTTATTTTCGCTCACTGGGGGTTCTCCTGGGGTTGGTAATTAGTGTGCGCGTTGAGCTCTTGCGGCGGAAGTCATCAAATGCTTGTTCATGGGCTTGCGGTAAGCATTCTCTTGATCACCATGAATGCTCTTCTCGTGCTCCCAACAACGGGCCACTCGGCTCTTCATATCGGCCAGAGTCATCGGATCGAACTCATACGTTTGGCCGTGGTAGTACGCCACCCCGTTTGTAGTCAGATCGAGACCCGCACCAGCCGGAAGGTCGATGCGATAGAAATACGTCGGGTATTCGACATTCTTGTATTTCAGTTTCTTTTCGTCCTTTTCGGCAGGGTTCAGACACACCGAAACGGTAACCGTCTTACCGGTGGGCTGCTCCTCGGTCCCGTTGTACGGGCCGACCATGGATAGCGCGTGTGCCTGAGCCTCACCGCGAGCGGCCTCAGATTCGCCTAGAGCCGATTGCAGACGAGTAATCTCGTCGCGCATGAACTTCAGTTCTTCTTCAGTGGTCTTAGCCATTACGATGCTCCACGGGTGACGTTGATGACCATCGGATGATCGGCGGAATCTCGACCAAACGAACGGGTTTCCAGAATATGGACCGGGACGGATGGTGCCGACTCGACAAGCACCGGCTCTGATGGTGCCGACTCGGCCACAGGTTCAGCGGCAGGAGCCGGAGAGGGAACCCCGTCCACCTCATCTGTGGCCGAGACCGACGTAACTGGTTCGGTGCGTTCGCCATCAACCGGGGAAAGAGAAGGCTCGGGATGGTTGAACGGGATCATCTTTTCGACAAACCCCTCAATTTTCGCAACCTCTTCCTTCAAACCTTCGAAGGTGGTGATTTCTTCATTCATTGAATTCTCCTAGATGTGGAACCCCGGACGGTTAGGTCCGGGGATGGGTCAACCGATTACTCCGACGCAGTTCCGGCTGTGTAACCCGGCGAGAACGCAGAACCGGACTCAACTCGCGCCATGTAGGCGTTGTTCAGGATGATCGTGCCGTACATCATTTTCCAAGATACCACACGGGTCTGGTTCATCGGGTCCGACTTGTCGGCATCGCGCAGGTAGTGATACTGCACGTTCTCGAGCAAGACCTGACCGTAAGCGTCGGTACCGAAGAAGTACGTAGGGAACACAGTCACGCCAGTTGCGGGAGCCGAAGGCGGCGTTTGTGCGGCACCAACGCCGGTCAGAACCACCGTAGAGCCGGACGCCAGTTGCGTTGCCATACCAGCCAGAGGGCCGGTCGATGGGCCGGACGCAGACACCGCCAGATTCGTCGGCGTCGCAGAGGTGCCGATATAGACGTTGAACACAAATCCGGTCAGAGTCGGCAGCGTGATGCTGATCGAACCCGTAGCCCCCGTGGTCACAGTGCCGGAACCAACTTGGTAGATTTTCTGTTCCACCGAAGTTTGAGCCGGAGACGCAGTGACTTGCAGGAAATACGTCGCTGCGGCCAGTTGCCCACCCGTGGTCGCCGGAGTTCCGTTACCCACCGTCGCAACACCCGTCCAGTACGGAATCATATTGGTTTTGCAGAACCGGGTGCCCCCCCATTCGCCAATGTCGTTGTTGTACAGACGATCGATATCGCTGTATGACCACGCGGTGGCGATGGTGGCGTTTTGACGCAAGTCCTGAGTCACAAGCGGATGCACCAGCGCCACATAATGCGGCATGGCGCTGGGCTTCTTGCTCATGTTCTTATAAGCGTTCGCGTCTTCCATCATGTCCACGCGCTCATCGCCGTTGAACAGAGGTGCGCCAAATGTTTCCAGAGAACCGACAATCTTGCCGATTTCCATAGGACTCATCACGTCAGCCGCAACAAGCGCGGCGCGGTTGGCCTTGCCGTTGGCGTAATTGACCTGCGTTGCCGTGGTCAGGATGTTGAACACATTGCGCTCAACGGTTTCCGGTTGCTGAATGGCGATCAAACGAATCGCCTGTTTGAACAGGGGATGCTTGATGGTCATGTCGGCCACATCGGTGACTCGAACCAGATCGCCCCATTGTTGCGCTTGGGCGCTGACTTGGGCAATCGTGATCGCCTCACCGGCAGCGGCCACACCTTCAGAGAGCGGCGAAAACGGCAAGGGAAGACGTTCGTAACGAGTCGCGGTGTACGTAACACCGGCATTTTTCTCGATTCGAAGCGGTTGACCGAACTGATAAGCAACCAATTGACGCTGAGCGATTCGAAGCACGGCCTCTTGAATGTGTAATTCAATATCGTTCGCAATCGTTTGATTGTTCGGACCGGGGGAGTAATTCGTCAGCCCCGGATAGAGTTTCTCCATTTGGGCAACGAGCCAACTGGCACCGATAATGATGGCGATGACAGCGAGTGACAGCAAAAGGTATTTCATGATTTATCCTAGATTCTGATATTTTCCAGCCGCCTCTCGCGCTTTTCAGCCTCTGACAGTCTACCACCACCCGACGATGAAACGTCGGATCGTGCGCCCGGAGTTGTTGCGCGAGTTGCGGAACCTGATTTTGTGGATTTCACTTCGGATGATTTAAGCTTTCCATCCAGCATGTCTTTGCCGACCAGGATAGCCAAAAGGTTCTCCCGTGGCGCATTGTTACCCCGTGATCGGAGTTCGGTCAGCATGGTTTCAACACGATCCTTGTACGCGGCAAACAGTTTTGGCTTTGATGCCTGCAACTGACTGAACGCGGCCTTGTCGGTCATGTCTTGCGCTGTGAACAACGTGTTCTGAGAGATTGATCGAGCTTCCCGCGCCGCCCGGTTGGCATTGATGGCATATTTCTGCCAATCGTTCGCCTCGGGGTTGCGCAAGACTTCTTCCTCTTGCTGCCAGATTCGTTGTTCCTCACTCGGTTGCGCAGGGCTTGCCGGTTGACGCCGCGCAGCTTCAAGCTCGGCCCGAGCCGTAGCCAGTTGCCGTTCGGCTTCCTGTGCGCGACTGCGCGCAGCCTGCATGTCCCGTTGATACCGTGTGAGCGGCTTTGGTTCGGGGTCTTCCGCAGGTTCCTCGGGCTCATCGACCGATTCATCCTGAGTTTCCTCGGGCTCATCGACCGATTCATCCTGAGTTTCCTCGGGAATCGGATCATCGTCAGGTTCAATACACGCCGACAACCGTTTGACCAACCAATCAAGTAAAAGCGATTTCCACATTTCCATCTCCATGTCAGGTTACGCCGGACAGCGATTCGGAGGCCCCCGCCTCACGCGATTTAGTTCGTGACGTGAACTGCTCGATAACTTTGATCCGCTCGGCGGTAGCGGGATGCATATTCCCACCTTTGTCGAAGCGAGATAATACCTTAATTAATGCGCCGCCATAGCCGAGTTTGGCCGCAAATAGGTCGGCTTCAAACTCTTGCTGGTGGCACAGTCGTTTCATCCAAGCGGGAAACATTAACGCCAGCGCCCGCCATTCACTGTGATGATTTTCACAGTGATACAACTCATGCGCAATGACGGCCTGTTGCTCGACGCTCGAAAGCTGACAAAACAAATTACTGACATAGATACGCTTCCACCAGAAAAAACTGGCGGAAGCAGCTACGGTATTTCGTTTTGTAACTTTGACTTTAAGCATTATGGTTAGACACCTGCGGCTTTTAGCCTGGCGTGAACTTTCGCCAGATCAGGAGCAGCTCCCGCCGACTGATTGGCGATCACAACTCCCGTTGCCGCGTTCAATCGTTTATCGAACGCGGCTTCTTCAATCTGAGCGCCATTAATGGATACCGGCAACGGTACAGCTTTAGCCTCAAGCGTTTGCAGGCGCTTGGCAATAACCTCAGGGTCGATTTGGCTGGATTGTGAAAAATCATGAGTAATCATTATTAGCCCCTACCCGGTTGGCCCGGCATTTGATCGGATTGTATAGCCCCCGGCGGCTGTTGCATAGGCCGACCTGGAGCGGGTTGTGCACCGGGACGCGGCATTCCGGCAACGCCCGGTCCCGCGCCTCCCGGAACTCCCGGCGCCCCCTGTGGCGGAGGCATCGCGGCTTGCCTCTTTTTCTGTAATGCCTGCATATGCGCCTGCATATGGGTTCGCATCATGCCCGTCGGATCCCCAGTCGCTTGCGCGGACTGCTGATGAACCTGAATATGCTGCAAGTCGTCATCCGCCTCGTGCACATCGGCGTGAATGCCGTTTGTAATCATTTCGTCCTCAATTTCAGGAGGAACTGAATATTTATTTCTATCATCAATCAGAATCTGATTCGCCAGTTCCGCCCCGAATACGTTGTCGGTGAGCATCTGCAAGATTGGGGTAATGTCCAGGCGCCTACCGTTAAGCTGCTGTGGCGGAATACCCCTAAGCACGTTCATCGTGGCGATTTGCTGCTGCATGCGCTGCATATTCATCACGAACGTGGTTCCGGTCCACTGGAAGAAATAGCGCTCGCCCCACTGCTGCGGCGGAATTTGCTGCATTGCGGCACGAACGCCAATATCCCCCAACGTCAGGACCGTAATATCGTCATCGCGGAACTGGGCATCGTATTCAAAGAACCGTTCCATCAATGGGTTCAGGATTTCTTCCTCAAACCGTTCGGCATTGTCTGTGATCGACACAGACTGTTCCTGTTGCTGCGCCCCCATAGCGTTGGCGTTCTTACGCCCGGAAGGCATTTGCCCCATCATCATGGGGTTAACGTCCAGCGATTCGTGAATTTGAGCCTTGATCGAGCCGCACATCGCCACGCTGTCTTTCCACAGGGCGGGAAAGCTGGTGAATTTAGTACTGTTCGGGTCTACCGGCCACACGGCGGCAAGACCGAAGACCATCATCGCGTAGTTGGGGTTTTTCTCTGGATCAGTCATGACCACAGGCAGCAACGAATACATCGCGCTGTCTTGACCCATGTTCCAGAAGTCGTTCAGGTTCCATTGTAGGAACTTTACAGCGTCTACTTTCGACTTACCGTTGAACGATCCGCTGATTCGATCAACGGGCGCAGAAATAATGGATCGTTTCTGCCCCCACTGCGGGGCTTTGATAATTCCGAGAATTTCCTTTTCACCCGCGAAATAGATATCCGCGAGTGATTTCTTGCCCTTTTCAAATTCCACATAGGCTTGCGCCCAGTAGATCAAAGCGTACTTGAAAGTCCCTTCGGTACGAATCCCCGCATCCGAAGTTCGTTTTTTCTGAGGATTGATCTTTTCCGTACCCTTTCGGTCGGTCATCCATTCGGACAGTTCACTTTCGTCGTCGTCCGCTAAGATAAAAACACCCTCGTCCACCATCTTTTGGATAGCGGCTTTCGACATGCGAAGCTTTAGACACGAAATGTCCGCGTTATCAATATTGTTACAAGTTGGAGGAATAACGACCAAATCCTCAGTTGCAAAGTCGGAAATATCCGGACCCTCGACAAGAATTTCCTCGTCTTTTTCCTCGTCAACTTCTTCGGTCGGATCTTGAACCTCAACTTCAGAACCCTCGACAGTATTCAAAATGGGATTTCGCCGAACGACGCCGGATATGTTCCGATAGCTTCGCTTCCAATCCATGCAGATATTCCACTGGCCTGTCACATCTCCCGCCAACAAGATGGATCGACAAACTGATTTCAGTTTGGTTGTACGGATGTAATGCTCAAGCAGCGCCAGTTGCGGGCCGGGTTCCTGATTGTCCGATCCTACTGCTTCCACATGGCTATATTTTGTCGGAAACAGTTGCTTGAGCGTTCGCTTGGCCCTTGCGGTAATCGCGTCTCTCACAGCGGGGATATAGCATTTCGAGTTCCCCGCATACATTGCGTTATCATCAGGCTCGGCATTGAAAATCTTCCAATACTCTTCAAGGGCTTCGTTCGCCTCTTCCCGGTTTTCATACGCCTTACAAATCGTCGGATACATTTTCTCGACGTGCATGTAAACGTCGGAGTTGACCTTATCCGCCCAGTTCTCGATATCCTTGGGCTCTTCCTTATCCTTGGAAACGACGGACGGGTCCTCAGCCTGGGGTTTACCCTTGATGCCTCGAAGTTTTGATTTTTTTGCCATGAAATTTACGAGTTGGGCCACGTGCCTGTGATTACGGAGAGCATTATGAAAATGAATACTCCTGTCATCAGCCAAGTGACGAAGGGTCCCATTATCGACCCGGCAAAGCCGACAAATATTTGGTTCCGTACGAATTCACAGCGTTAGCCTTTATGGTTTCCGTCGCATTCTCAAGCCTATCGACAGCATATGTCAAGGCTTCAAGCCCCTCGATCAACGTTTTGGCCGGTCCCCGCTCAGGTTCCGAACCACGTTCACCGCCCGATTTAGTCGGCCAATTGTAACCCTGAGACAGGGCCTGTAGGGTTGACCGTGCGTTCTCATCAACCTGGAACATGCGCCGACCCCGCAATTCCGTTCGGATCATGGGGCTCAGTGCACCCCGAGACATGACCGAATGCTCGGCGGACTGTGCGGGATATCCCGCCGTTTTAAGAGCTGATACCAAAGGATTTCTACCTACTTGGTCGAATATATCAGCTGGAATCCAGGCGCTCACACGCTTACCCGGCCACATTGCGCGGATCAACGCGGCTATGTCCGGTATGGCGTCCATGGGCATCAGGGGACTAACCCAATCAGCCAGCACCGTCAGGTACCGACCGTTAACCGATGCGAGAACAGCTGTGGTTTCCGTTCCTGTCGCGTTGCATCCAAGAAGTAAGCCATCACTTCTCAATGGTTCGTAACCAGACACAATATTCTGATCGGAGAAATCCCCGTAGATTGGAACTCCGGAAAACACCCGAAGTGCATACGCCAACGCGTTCAGACAGTCTCGCTTGCCGGTTGGGAAGTTCAGAATCTGGCTTATCAACGTCTGGTGCGCGGCGCGTCCGCCCACCAAAATAATATCCCCCGCCATGAAAAACGGACGTAACCCCATGATGAACGCGGCCTTATCCCGGTCCTGAGGCGCGTTGATTGGCCTGATATCTAGGTGCTGCCCGGTCATCAGGCTCATAGCCCGAATCGGTTGCAGCAGCCAATCATCCAATGAATTCTTTTCGATCACAACTCTAGCATCGTCGTGCCGCTTGGACATTGTGAACGCCCCGGCAACAATCTCATCCGGTTGCCAGTATTCCGCCCCGGACTGATGAACGTAAATCCTCGTCCCCATCTTGCTGACCGTTACGTGTCCGGTCTGGTCGGACTTCTTCACTTCAACCGTTCGGGCCGGATCAACTATGACTACACGGGGGGAATAACTCGCAGGGGGCACGTCTTGAAAGCGGAGCATGTCCTCAGTGAAGGGTTTACCCTGAGCCCCGGACGCGACGAGCATGTATTCCTGCATGAATTCCCGCAGCATCCCCTCCTGTGAATACTGGTCGCGCTTGCGCCTAACCCAATCCATTGGATAACGTTCGGGCCATAGCGATTCGGCCAACGGATCGTCAATGTCTCGATCACACAGTGGGAACCTTCCGTGCGTCCATGACGAGGAGGCTGCCGCCCGGTTTAACAAGCAATCGTCCGCCAGGGGAGTCCCCGTCATACGGATCTTCCCTAAATCCTTATCCATGGCGGGCATAAGTTCGAGGTGAATTTTCTTCCAGTTCCGGTCAACCGTATTCGTATCCCGAACCAATTCCTTGTTCTCGATATCGTCAAGATACGCCCGGTCGGGCCGCATGTCATGATGTTTATAGCCCCGGATTTCCTCTTCCCATCCATGGGCTTCGATCAAAACACCGTTCTTAAGGAGAATCTTGTTCTCAGACCAAGTACCGCCTTTTTGCGTTCCAAACAGGTTCAACACACGCATGTTGGTCACAAGCTCATGCTTCATTGCCTCAATACGCTGACACGCCTTGGTATATGTTTCCCCGAAAATCAAGCAGTATTTGAAATTACCGAAGCACGCTTCCATCAGCAAAAACTCTTCGCTGAGCGTCGTCTTAGCACCTTCCCGGAAAGCCTCGATCACAACCAGTTCATCGGAGCTGCGCCACATGTCCATGATCTGAATATGAAACGCTGGAGAAGCCTGACGGTGGCGATGCTCGAACAACATTGCCGACCCAAGGGCACGATCCTCATTTATGGATCTTAGGATTGCTTCGTTTGAGAGTGCCATGGTTAGCCGACGTTCTCGCGGAGAATGTGATATTTGATTATTTCTATTGCGCCAAGCGTCTTTGACGTTGAGGTTTGCTCCGACGCTCTAATCACCCATTCGTCGTTCACAAGGAGAATCATTACACACTCCGACGCGCCGTAACTAACTGCTTCCGTAAGAATTTCAGTTACGGTTTTTTTGTTGGTTTCCTCTTCTGTAATCAACCTAAGCATGATTTTCTCCTGACGCGCAAGTGTATCTCATCGTCAGTAATTTATGAACCTTTAAATTGTACGCGGTTGGTAGACTGCGTCCGCAAAATAAACCCCCCGTCCGTCCGTCCCCCCTCGGTGGTCCCGGAGTTAGCGCTTACCAACCATACGTACCGATCAGCCATCGACCCCCAGGACCGTCAGCACGTACCGATCAGCCCCCTCCCCTGTTAATTATAGATTAGTACATCTCGTAACGTTATTTGGTTTCGATAATTAGCGCGAGCCGATCAGTAATTTATAGTAATTTACTGAGAGGCCGAAACTTAACATAATATCGATAATTAGGCGTTTATAAATTACTGTAAATTACTATAAATTACTGAGAGCTCCGAACGATAATTATAGAAATTAACGGGCCTTTTATCGGCACGGATTAGGTGGGTTGGGGGCACCTAATCGCTCTCGATTACATACGTTTTAGGTTAGAGTGCCGATAGTTCCTTGCGTTCAGCTTTCAAAGTCACCGATAGTCGGCCACAGGGCAACTACATCCCCACTTATGATTCTTGTGGTTGACTTGTGGTTGGTTATTCTATGCCGTTGATTTCATTCATCTTTTCCCCTATTCAACCACTTACCTACTACTTTATGAAAGTAGTAATAATAAAAAGGGGGAATATAGGAGATGGTGGAGAAGGGGGAAAATATATAGGGGGAATCTGTGGGGGGGAGTGAGATGCTACCGGTTACAGTAGTTGTGGTTGAAATCGACTAACAGACCGCGCCAACACTAGAAACTTAGTCACCCACAATAGGTTTCACGCCTCTTTTAAGAGGGTTTGCCTTTGAAACCCGCGCCGTTACTGTGCCTTCTGTATACCCATACAGCAACTACACCTAAATCATACCGGTTGTCCACTGTGGTTGCCGTGCACCACTGACGAAAACAACATACACTATCGTTTTTAATTGGAGATAAACATGAACACTCACAGAGACCTGAAAACAATCCACGCCGACAGAGACGAATGCGGCGCGCGCCTTAGGGCCACTGTGGCCGCCTATTCGCTCGATGAGACGCTGGAGGGCCTGGGGGAGATCAAAACCGGCATGCGACTACTCCAGCGCCTCTACCAAGAGGCATCAGACGCCAAGTCTCATGCTCGCAGGCTGGCGCAACCCAAACAGAGCGGGACAATGGTTCGTAACGTCTACATGGACGCCGATGTCCACGCCACGCTCTACAAGTACGGTGATGGCAATCTATCGGCTGGTGTGCGCCGCGCTGCCGAATCGGTCAGACTTTGTGCGCCGAGCAACAACTAAGGGTTAGCACCTATGTGGATACCTGTTGACACTACCGTCACTATCTTATATAGTCACTACATCAATAACGCAACTGGAGTAAATCATGCAAAGGAGACGATGTAATGCGTAACGAACACGATGCCAACGAGGCGCTATACCGTACAGCTCCCCGCCACGCGCCATTACTGGGCCATCCTCACCGCTCGTACAACCGGCCACCGCCAGCCGACAAGCACGAAGTATTATGGGGTTTCGTGCTGGCGGTGGTTATCGCCGTGAGTTTGGCCGCTGTTTTGTTTTACAGGTTGTAAACCCCTGACGGGGAACAAATTAGGAGAATATGATGATCGATATTTATATAGTTTCTAAAAATTGGAAATCTGAGGGTAAATGGAAGATCGCTCCGGCGGGTCTTGCTTGGATCAAAGAAGGCGCACGGTCCAGCATCGGCGCACGGTCCAGCATCGGCGAATGGGCCAGCATCGGCGAATGGGCCAGCATCGGCGAAGGGGCCAGCATCGGCGCACGGTCCAGCATCGGCGAAGGGGCCAGCATCGGCGAATGGGCCAGCATCGGCGAAGAGGCCAGGATCGGCGAAGGGGCCAGGATCGGCGAAGGGGCCAGGATCGGCGAAGGGGCCAGGATCGGCGAAGGGGCCAGCATCGGCGAATGGGCCAGCATCGGCGAATGGGCCAGCATCGGCGAAGGGGCCAGCATCGGCGAAGGGGCCAGCATCGGCGCACGGTCCAGCATCGGCGAATGGGCCAGCATCGGCGAATGGGCCAGCATCGGCGCAGGGGCCAGCATCGGCGCACGGTCCAGGATCGGCGAAGGGGCCGGCATCGGCGCACGGTCCAGGATCGGCGAATGGGCCAGCATCGGCGAATGGGCCAGCATCGGCGAAGAGGCCAGGATCGGCGAAGGGGCCAGGATCGGCGAAGGGGCCAGGATCGGCGAAGGGGCCAGCATCGGCGCACGGTCCAGCATCGGCGCACGGTCCAGCATCGGCGAATGGGCCAGCATCGGCGAATGGGCCAGAGATGTAGTAGACCTAGGTTGGGTAGACGGTTATCGTAAGTGTGTTGCACAGAAAGACGGCGTTGCCTGGATTGGCGCGGGCTGTCGGTGGTTTACTCTTGCCGATGCGCTAAAGCACTGGTCAAACAAGGATGGTCGTGAGTTAACGATGTGCTTGATGCAGTCAGCAATTTTCATCGCAGGGCTGCGCGGCTGGAGCCACGAATGAAAACCGTACTCATTACGTTTATACTGGTTCTAGCATCGCTCACAGCGAGCGCCCAGTCAAACGATTGGACAAACACTGATATGGCCATGCAAGCCACTGTGACTGCCGCACTAATCGTCGATTGGCATCAAACCCGTGAAGCTATGGCTAACCCGCAGGCGTACCGTGAGATGAATCCGATGATCGGCCATTCCGCCCGGGCAGTCAATCAGTACTTCGCGGGGGCCATTATCGGTAGCGCGGCACTCGCATATGTCCTACCTCAACCCTGGCGCGAACGGTTTCAAGCGGGAACTCTAGCGGTTGAGATTGTCGCTATCGGTCATAACAAGTCTCTTGGCTTGCGTGTGTCTTTTTAAGGAAAATGTAATGCTTCAACTTCTACCCAACCTGATGGCAAAAATGAAAAATGATCACTTTCTAGCTGCACTCGATTGTGAACCCTCATTTGCACGTACATCCGTAGAACTTGAGCTTATGCGAAGGCTCGATGAATTGGCCGCTAACGAACTGCCCGAAGACATCGAAGAGCGACTTAAAAAAACCTACGAGGTTGACATGGAACAAAGTGAATTTAGAGCGAATTTGATCCGTGAAATACAGCTATTGTGTGAACAACCGGGTAGTAAAGAAGACTTAATTTCTGCAATTAATAAATCTGTGTCTAACAGTTACGTCGAACTTTAACCTACCGCCCGAAGCAATCGATCCTCTTGGTCAGCGGTATACGCTCTGCCGACCTCAGGACCTGCCATAGACCGCGTTCGATGATCTGGTTTAACGTATAGAGTACTCTTTGCCGCTTCGGGGCCTACAGGGTTGTTTACGCGACCCTTGGCTAGCCCCGGATGCGGCTTGTAGCCCAATCCCTCCAGCATATCCTTACGCTTGTTGCGGGGGTATTGCCTGTCGCCTCCGACCTCACGCAGAAGCAAGTCAAGGTAGTGTGAGCTGATCCAGCCGCCACGGAAACCGACTTGATCCTGTTCGATGGCGTTGATAATCTCTTGCTCCACGCGTCCGGCGCTTTCCTCGATGGCCGCGCCAGTGCTACTTGTGATCGGCGCACGATGGCAGTTCACGGCGGGATTTAGCGCATCGGGAATCGCATAGCTGCGCAAGAAGTCATTCACAATCGCGAAACCATCAGCATTGAGCCAGCGGTACAGATCGGGGAAATACTCTCCGCCCATACCGTCCCGAACGATATCTGATTCTGATTGCTGGTTAGTGAAAAAGATTGCAAATTTACGTCCGTTGATGGTCTTTCGTACAGCGTCTTTAGGGTTGCATGTAATGAGAAAGTTCGCGCACACTGCGCGTCCGGTTTTAGCTGTACCTTTGCCTTCAATCTCAAGCCAGTCATTGGTAATCATGGCTGTGAGCGATTCGATAATCTCTGTGTGCTTGTCGCTGTTAAAAATATCCTCTACGGCAATAAATATCCGGTTTTCCAGCCAGTCGTTAAACCTGCTGGCAAGCTCCATAGGCTTGGCCGTGTGGCTGTGTTCGCGGCCTATCGCGCTTGTAAGGCAACGGGACAATAGAGTCTTGCCGTTGCCCTCACATCCTTGAATCACCGGGCACCATTGAAACTTCACGCCCGGGTGTTGCACTACAGCGGCCATGTACGCCAGCAGAATAGCGCGGTCATTGGCGTCAGGTAGCAGTCGCCCGATATGTTGCAGGAAAGGCGATGCGTCGCCCGATGCGCGTGGCGTGTTGATTGGCACGTACGTATTGACGTAATCGCTGTTTCCCGATTCCCACATTTCGCCGGGCGCCTTTGTTGGCTTAAATTCCCCGAAGTTAGCGCGTGGGAAGTTGTAGGCTTGCGACTGGGTATAGCACTCCCACGCGCTGCGCGTTGTCTTACCGTTCGTGGCGTCAAGCACGAAGGTATACCCACCGTACATCACATCGAAACGGGCTTTATCGAACGTGTGACCGCCAGGGGTCAGGATATGGTTGCTGCCTGAAATGTAGGTGCAGCCTTTGAACAGTTCAACTTGCGCGGCGGGGTGTAGATATCGGTCGGTTTGTTCGTCGCTATCCGCCACAGGAGTGGGTCGTTTGTCCCGGCATACGTCGCGCTGTTGTCCAACCGCATTGAGAATCGTGCGCGGTAGATAGTCGTCTCGGTCCCATTTATCACGAACCAGCTTAGAGCGAAGCATGAGATTGCGCATGCGCTCACAGTTCTTACCTGTCCAGAATGCCAGGTGTTGCGCTAGGGCCGCGTCCGGTGCACTGTGGTCATATCCCCTTGCATCCTCGGGCCACGCTCGGCACAGGGCGGGAGTCACGGCATCCCACATATCGGCGAATGTTGCTTTTCCACCAAAGGCGCCAGCGGACGACTTGGAATTACAGGCTCGGCGGATCAGATCGTCGTCGTCTACCGGGCCGTTCCATTCGGCTACGGGGGCGGTTGTCCAAGCGGTGGGTGTAACGTCTGCGGATGACGGGGCAAACCACCTGCGTATAACCTCGCCGATTCGTGGCTCTGTGACTGACGCATCGCCCATCGAACCGGGAAGACCCAGTGCGATGTATCGCTTGTCATGATACAGCTCTAACCCACTTCCGGACGGTCCCCGGCTCGCATGCGCCGGAATAGCGCCAGAACCCCATAGATGCCAGCCTTGCCCGCTCTGACTGACTTCAAGCGCGCAGGATGGCAACATGGCGCGAATCTCAAGCGCCAGTGCTGACCACGCGCCATCAACCGCGCAATGATCCACATCGAGACACCAGAACGGATCATTTGCCGTTAGAACGAATCCCACGCGGCCATCACCAGCCAGATACGCGGTCAGATAATCAGTCCAAACCTCAGGGTCGTGCGGATTGCATGGCATTCCGGTGCGCCAGTCGGTTGGAACTTTGTCGACATTGTGAGTGATGAATTGTTTGTATGCGCCAAGCGGTGCAAGTGCTGGCGGTAGTGTCATACGACGCACCTCGCAGCAAGATCAACGAGCCAACGGGCTAAAGCCGGCGGTGTTTTTTCTCGTTCGTTTGTTGGCAGCTGTGGGCCTTTTCCGGAACGAATACGATGGGTATGGGGGGCGAGACATATTTCAAATTTTGGAGTTTTCATAGGCTCACAACCAACAACATACAACCATGTTGGCTTTTTTGCCTTATGGCCAAACCAACATTGATTAATTTCACATGCCCAACCGCCAAAAGTATCGGGGCGTTGCCCCGGTTTGGGAAGATGTTGATCGTCCCACAACGTTGATCGTGCTGGATGTTCCAAAACGCCGCCGACACGTTGGACTTGCCTTACTGCAAATCGGGCTAAGTCTTTTTCGTCCGGTCGAGGTTTCGCAAAATGTCTTAGACCACCCCACGCGCGGCAAGGAGGGTGCGCCACAATCGGTAGATCACCAACATACAATCGCGCGTCCCTCTCTATGTCCCAGACGTCACACTCAGGAAACGTTTTGTAGATGCTGTCGGCGCGGGCGAACAATACAGCGACAGCTTTCATACACAGCTCTCCATAGCCGCGCGGCGCAATTCCTCAGAAGCGGATCGGGCCTTGGGTTCACCCGCAGCCAAACCTTGCGCCAGTACAACCAGATCGCGGCGGATCAATGCGGCGGACATGATAGCTCGCTTGAGGTTGGGCATCGTTCCAAAATACTTGCTGATGAGCGCGGGCGAGCATGCAGCACGTGCCGCAAGGTGTTCGCGTGTTACTTGCTGGTAGCCAACCACTCGCGCCAGAACGAGCGCAGTATCCATAATTTCGCACTTTCGTAGTGCGGGTCCGCGTCTTGTTTTCATTACAAACTCCCCGTCGATACGAGCGCGTAACCGCCCAAATTGTTAACAAGATCGGCCCATCGTTTTTGCGCAACATCACGCGGATTGTTCGGGTTGAACTTCCACTCCGGGCGTTTCACTTCAAGTGATGCGAACTGCCCGAGTGTCGTTCCGACCATGGACGGTGTGATTATCACAGGGCGGATGCCGATAAGATCGCCCGATTTAACGGATGCGTTTACCGCCGATGAATCGTTCGCCAATCCCCATCGGATAAATGAACCGTTATCAAGCATGCCAGCTCCGACGTTGTTCCTAAAAAGTCGCCAGCCTTCGCGGGATGCTCGGATGCGTAGCGCGTTTTGAATGTCGGATTCTTTATCTTTCATTTGAGTATCTCCTTGAGTTTAATTCCATGAGGGATGATGCATTCCCCCGTCACTGTGTATTTCACGCGAGAAGTTGAATCCCCTGGTATTTTCTCGATCCGATCCAAAGCGCCTTGTACATGCAGTCTATACAGCGGACCCAACGACGAATCGCGTTTTAAACCGAATCGATCCTCGATCTGTTTGGCGGTCACGGACCCCTCGTCCAGAGCGAAAAGCCATACGTTGGCAACTTGGCTCATACCTTGTCCCCCATCTTGTCGGCGATTTCCTGCGCTGACTCCTTTACTTCGATGGTCCGACCATCGAAGGTCCGCACGTATGCGCGGATGCCGTGCCATTGGGACGATGTCCCAGCTTCAAGGATTTCAGCTATGGCCGACGGAGCCAGAAAAACCTTCTGTCCATAGGTGTTATTGAGTTCAATCATTTCGACCCCTTTGTCTCTACCATCGGTGGAACATAATCCATGCGACTTCGTTGACGCACTTTAGATTGCTCCGCATCCCGGTCAGCCGGTGCATTGAGGGCGCGATCGGCTGCGATGGCTGCGCGGGCAAGTTTCCTGCCATATCCTCCTGCCCCCCATGCATGCTCTTTCAAAATGGCATCGATCTGGCCATCCGTAAGTTCTTTCATAATTCAATCCTTTGTTTAAGTTCATCCGCTTCTTTACGCCCAAGTGTTTGGGCAGTTCCTATATCGATTCCATACTTAAAATAAAACCGCCTCTGCGCCATGGATATGGTGTCGCCCTGCGCGGTACGCTGACCGCCCCATAACGCCATGGCTTCACGCAACTGAGCCTGCGCTTCTTGCCTTTCGCGGTGCCGCGCCTTGAGCGAAGCTTGAATCAATTTATCGGGATGAAACGCGGGCGGGGCGTCAATCTCGCCACGCAGCTTGGCCAGTGCTTCAGGGGTCAACTCGTACAGATCACCGTCAACTTCTTCGGGTAGGGAGCGACCTGCGGGTTCCGGCGCAAAACCGCAATAGGGGCAAGTTGCCAATACTCGCTCGTACGCGCCAGTACACTCAGGACAGGTCCGCACCGGAATAACTTGTTCGACGGTTGCGCTGGTTCGACGCTCACGACGGTCCAGTGTCCAGACCCTGGGGGCATCGGGTAATCCATGGCGGTGAACGTTCCCAACGTGGTCGATAATGATTGCATGTAACTTTCCTTCCATGGGACGCAACGAACGTCCGAACTGTTGACAGAATAACCCGTAGCTTTGCGTCGGCCGCGCCATGCTGATAACTTCGATGGCTGGAAGGTCGAACCCTTCACCAAACAGATCAACGTTCACCACTTGCAACAATTCACGTCGCCTGAGTCTTTGCAGGATCGAACGACGTAAACCGTCAGGTGTCTTCGCGCTAACCATTTCGGCGGGTATCCCGTGATGCCGAAATGCTGCCGCCATCTCAGTTGCGCTTTCTACATCCACAGTAAAAGTTATCCCCAACTTACCCGGCGCAATGCGTTGATAATGTTGCACCACGTCACCGACGATATGGCTCTTATGAACGGCATGCGCGAGTTTGGGCGGAGAAAAGTCGCCCGAAGCGCTGAGCGGTACATCGCGCAGATCAATGTCAGAGGGCGGTGCAAATATCCGGTACTCAGTCAAATATCCATCCGCGATAAGCTCTCGCATCGTCGGCCCTTGCACCATCGTGTCCATAAGGCCATCGGCGTGACGACCGAGTCCGTTACCGTCAGCTCGGCACGGCGTGGCGGTAACGCCTAACATGCGGGCTTGAGGAAACATGGACGCCGCAGCACCCCATTTGTTTTTCTTCAAGACGTGATGGCAGTTGTGCACAACTATTCCGTTTGCGACGTAAGTGTGATGCTCATCAACTTCAAAATTGTAGACATAACCGCCCTCACCACAACCTCCGGGTGTTCCAATATTTCGGTGTTCGTAAATCTCAACGTCGTCCAACCCAGTCCATTTAAAAACTTCTCCTTTTTCGCATCTTTCAATGAACCTTTCCCGGAATGCGTCGAACCGTCCGCCTCCAGCGCTAGCCTCAGTTTCCAGTTCCCCATATCCGGCTTGTACACTGGCGGGAAACCGCTCCCGTCCCCGATTGTGTGTCCGGTCCGAATGTTCGGTTGAGGCACAAAACCCAACGCGGAAAACATGATCGACAAAGTTTCTTCGGCCAAAGTTGCTGGTTTTCCATTCCCCCCTTGAACTTTCGGCTTGTGCCCAATCTCCCGTAGACGGTTCGTCATTTTTGATACCGATCTCGGATCGTGCATTGGATTTTTCTTGCGCATGCGGTCTGACGCATATTCCAGATTTGTCTTCGTCGCAGTTTCGGATGAAATCCTTTTTCGGTATTCCGTAGAGCATTCCCGACAGCAATACCCCCGACCCGTCTTCGCGTAAAAAGCCATCAATGGTGCGTTCCGAATGACGGGCGCCCCGCAAATAAAACAGTTCATCAAAAAGTACCTCGTCTGTGCGTTCAAGTTCGTCGGCTCTGATCCAGCCCCGTTTGGTAAAAAAGGGATGGTTCGGTGTGCAGTTAAGTTCATGATGCGTTATTCTAATACGCACCATTCGTTTCGGTTGTGCTTTTTTGAACAAACGAACTACTTTTCGTTCGACAAACTCCCCCGAAACTTCGTTGAAGGCGGTCACTGTATCGCCGACGCGAACGTCTTCAATAGGTCTCCCGTCAATGAGCGTACCTGCGATAAAGCACTCATCCTGAACAACTAAAGATACCGATTGCGTCCAGGCGTTGGGTTCCATGCGCACCAGCGTGTCAACACCAGCCACAGCAACGCGATTGCCTGGATCAACGTAATTTCGGCGCAGTTCGGCCAGGTGCTGCGTGGTGCAGGTATGGGCGACCGCCTTCGGCCCGACGATTCTGTGACGGACACCGTTACGGGCCAGCGCAAGACTAATCTGCACGACAAGTTCCTGACGATGCGCGATAGCTACCGACGCGCCCGGCTCACGGGCTATGATGTCGCTGAAAATCACAGTCTTACCGCCGCCTGTAGGGAGTGTCAGCAACACGTTGCGATGACCCTGTGACCACGCGTTTAACACGCCGTCACGGCAATCTATCTGATAGGGACGAAGTTGTGTCATGAAGTAAGTTGGATGATGGCGATACCCATGAGTGCGACCACTAACGATCCGCACGCGAGCAGCCATGCTACGGCGAGCGCTATGAAAAAGTAGTCCATTTTCTCAGTATCCGAAGACAAGCACGCTGGCGCAGATCAACACTACGCGTGCAACTTGCCACACCAGGGGTATGCAAATTAGAGACAAAACGATCAACGTCAGGTACATTTCAATCTCCAGTGGAGGGTTCGCTTAGGCGCTCGATAAGCTCGTCAATCCTGCGCGAAGTAAACGTTATGCACTGCTTTGCAGCGTACCCCCGCCCTTCCCCTAGGGTGCCAAGATGTTTTAGCGCCGACAACGCGGTTCGCAATAGGTCCCGTTCAGGGCAGTCAAAGTAGAATTGACGTTTCATTTTACAATCCTCTTAAAAATAATTCTTGACGACAAGGTCACTTTAGCCTATATTTCGTTTGCGTCAAGTTTATTTTCGCATTGCCGACGTAGCACTCTGGGAGTGCACCCCGCTGTCTACGGGGTTCAGGCGGGTCCGATTCCCGTCGTCGGCGCCAGGTTTTTGTTCAACCACGCCGATGGGTCTCGGCAGACACTAGGAGAAACCCGATGACAATTTCAGTCACAGTCAGCAACATCGAAGCGATGACCGCTGTTGACATTGCGCGTCTTGCGCAAATGCTGCTCAGTCACAATGGGCACGCGAGCCCGATGGTGGCCGGCCCCATGGTAGCGAATCCGCCCACCCCTGCGGCTGATCCGGTCGCTCAACCCCTGCCCGTTATTTCGTTTCCTGAGGTTCCGGCGCCCGTTGCAAACAATCCGTTTGCAGAACGCGGAGAGTATCAGTCCCCTTCGCTGGCGGTACATCAGTCGAAAACCCCATTCGCTAAGACCGAAGAATTGCAGATTAACCACGCGGCGGCAGGAGACTTGCGCGAACCCGCCGAGTTGCAACAAGCCCCCGGCATCGACGTGGATAAAGCGGGACTCCCATGGGATGGTCGTATTCACGCATCGACTCGCGCAAAGAATGCGGACGGTACGTGGCGCATGCGTCGTGGAATTGAAGAAGCCCTTGTGGCAGCCGTGACGGGCGAGTTGCGCCAAACGATGGCTCCGGTCATTCCACAACCCCCGGCTCAGGCGGTGCCAGCAATCCCAAAGCCCCCCTTTGTGCCCAGTGTGGTGCCGCCTGTTCCCCAAGCCAGTATTACGCCAGAGACTGCGTTGGTTGGTGCTGTGCTAACTGCATCCCATTCTGACGTTCCCGCACTGACGTTCCCCAAGTTGATGCAACTCATCACCACTGCGTTTACGTCCAAGGCGTTGAGTCAGGAACAGATCAAGGCTGCGATTGAAGCCGCCGGTTTGCCTTCACTGCCGATGTTGGCATCGCGTCCTGATTTGGTGCAAGGGGTGGCCGACAGTTTGGGGCTGCGGGCATGACAGCGCACTCCAAACTCCCCCCAAGCTCTGCCGCAAGGCGCGTTCAGTGCCCCGGCAGTCGGATCATGTCGGAGCGTTATCCGCAAGACGAAAACGATCCGAAGGCCCGTGAAGGAACGGAAGCCCACCTCGTGGTGGCCGCGCATCTTCGGGCCGAGCCTACGCCTGCGTTTGCAACTGAGGAAATGCTTGATGGCGCGGATATGTTTCATGACGCCTTGCGGGGAAACATTCCCCACATCGAGGAACGTGTTGATTGCTCGTCAATTCATCCCGATTGTTGGGGAACGCCGGACGCATGGTATTTTTATCCTAAGCGTAAATGGCTGCACGTTCTCGATTACAAGTTTGGTCGCAGGCACGTTGAAGTTTTCGAGAATTGGCAGTTGCTTGAATACGCTGCCGGTATCATCGCAAACTTTCCGTTGGAAGTGCTCGGCGTGTCGCTCACAATCGTGCAACCGCGTTCGTATCATAAGGATGGCCCGGTGCGGACGTGGAACTTAAATCGATTGGAATTTATAGGATACGTAATTTCGCTTAAGGAGGCGGAAGACCTTGCAACCCGCGATATGCCGGAATGCAAAACCGGCCCGGAATGCCGCGATTGCCCAGCACGTCACGCGTGCCCAACGTTGCAATCGTCTGGTTATTCTGCGGCTAAGTCTTCTGGCGAGGCCATATCGTTCGAACTGTCTCCCGCCGCGATGGGCAAGGAACTGGCTATGCTGCGCGACAGCATTATGCTCATGTCGGCCCGTGCGGACGGCTTGGAAAATGAAGCCCTTGTGAAAGCCAAACAAGGTGTTGCGGTTCCCGGTTGGACGACCGAGCAAGGTCAAGGGCGGGAGAAATGGGCAAAACCGGTCGAAGAGGTTATTAGCCTGGGCGAAATGCTGGGGATCGACGTGTCGAAACCCGGAGTTGTGACGCCGAAACAGGCAATCAAAAAAGGTCTTTCGGAGGATGTGGTTCGCGCCTATTCCGAAACGCCCCCCGGAGAGGTCAAACTTGTTCGGGACAACGGTTCGATGGCGCGTAAATGGTTCAATACTTAGGAGAATTTAAATGACCTCTTGCAAAACATGTAGATTTTGGCTTTTGAATGAGCCCGGTCATCCTGAAGCAGAAATTGGAGAGTGCAGGTTAAACCCGCCAGTTAATTGTCCGTACGAAGAGGGGGCAGAACCGCAATGGGCGTTTCCAATGACTTTTGGAACATTCTGGTGTGGTAAGTTTGAAGAGCGTAAACAGTAACGTTAAACAGGAGAAACATATGAGTGAAGTACTTTTCCCAGTCGGTCGCATGATCGGTGGTTCGGTTTACAAGGAATACCCGGAGACTGACAGTTTCGGCAAGCCCAAGCTTAATCATGACGGTACGCCAAAAACGTCATTTTCGTTTGGCGTGGCGATCCCCAAAGCGGGCGAACAACATTGGTCGCAAACGCCATGGGGCGCGAAGGTCTATGCGGTCGGCCAAGCTGGTCATCCCAATCAGATCGCATCGCCCAACTACGCTTGGAAGATCAAGGATGGTGATTCAACCGTGCCGAACCGCAACGGTAAACTCCCCAGTTCGCAAGAAGGCTGCGCGGGTTGCTGGGTTATCTGGTTCAAACAATCGTGGGCACCAAAACTTGTGACCGACAAGGGCAACGTTCAACTGATCGAACCTGAGGCTATCGTGCCGGGTTATTACGTTGAAGTGTTTGCCAACGTCATTACGAACACGGGACCTACCCCCGGCGTTTACATGAATCCGTTGGCGGTCAACCGCGTGGCGTTCGGCGAGAAATTCGTTACCGCGAGTGTTGACGCATCGTCGGTCGGGTTCGGCCAATCGGCGTTGCCTGCTGGCGCGTCGGTCACACCGATTGGGGGTGGGTTTCAACCGCAGGTTCAACCGGGGGCGGTGCATCATGTTCCGCAACCCGCGCAAGTTCTCGCACCGCCCAACCCCGCGTTTCTCGCCATTCCGCCAGTACCTGCCGCGCCGCCTGTCAAACCCGCGCACGTCATGCTGCCTGCGGCGCAAGGTGCGACGTATGAGCAACTTATCGGCGCGGGTTGGAACGATGCGTTGCTTGTTCAACACGGGATGATGCAACCGTAAAAAATCGTCAAAACATCCTGAAGTTTTCGAATCGGAGATTAATAAAAATGAACCCGTTTGTGTTTGACATTGAAACATACATTAATTATTGTTTGGTTCTTTGCCGCTCGGTTGACGGGGGCACAACAATAATTATTTACGAGAGATTCAATGATGAGGTTCTTCACAACTCGCCATTTCCCAAAGCGACCCTTATTGGGTTCAATTCAATCAATTACGACTTTCCAATCCTGGCATTGGCGCTCACAGGCGCGTCTAACCAAACGTTGAAAGGCGCAAGTGACGCAATCATTGTCAAGGGCTTAAAGAATTGGCATGTGACCGAAGAGTTTGGTGGCGTCGATTTGTCAAAGATCGACCACGTCGATCTCATAGAGGTCGCCCCTGGAATATCCGGCTTGAAAATCTATGGTGGCAGATTGCATTCCAAGCGCATGCAAGACTTGCCGATTGAACCGAGCGCGTCTATCTCGCCTGAGCAACGCAAATTGCTTATCGAGTATTGCGGTAACGACCTGCAAACGACAATCGATCTCTATCGCCGTCTCGAACCCCAACTCGCGCTGCGACGGGAAATGTCCAAGGAGTTTGGCATCGACCTTCGCAGCAAATCCGATGCGCAGATTGCCGAAGCGGTGATCCGCAAGGAGGTTGAAAAACGTGTCGGTCACAGGGTCTATCGCCCTGACGTTCATCCCGCGTACAAGTTCAAGTATCGCCCGCCCGCATGGGTTGCGTTCCAATCCGAAGGCATGCATCAACTCATGCGTGTGATCGATACGTGCGAGTTCGGTCTTAGTCCTGACGGTTCGGTGGAAATGCCCCGCGTTTTGCAGGACATGCGAATTCGAATCGGTGGTGGCGTTTACCGAATGGGTATCGGTGGGCTGCACAGCAGTGAGTCGTCTGTGTCCCACCATGCCACAGGAACCACTCGTATCGTGGATCGCGACGTGACAAGCTACTACCCTAGCATCATCCTTAACGAATCGCTTTATCCGGCGCATTTAGGCCCGGCGTTCCTTGACGTTTATCGCGCCCTGGTAGAACGGCGTGTGCATGCCAAACATGCGGGGTTGAAGGTCATGGCGGACGCATTGAAGATTTGCGTGAACGGGTCGTTCGGGAAGCTCGGTAGCAAGTGGTCCGTTCTGTATTCGCCCGATCTGTTGATCCAAGTCACTCTGACGGGGCAGATTGCGTTGCTTATGTTGATTGAGGCGTTGGAAGAGGCCGGGATCAAGATTATCAGCGCGAACACAGACGGGGTTGTTTCGATTGTTCCCGAATACGAGCGCAAACGTTTTGGATTTGCGGTTCTGCTGTGGGAAATTGCGACAGGTTTCAACACCGAAGAAACCGAATACTCAGACCTGTACGCGAAAGATGTGAACAACTATATTGCCGTCAAACCGGATGGTACGACTAAGCTTAAGGGCTTGTACGCCCCTTCGGGTTTGCAGAAAAACACCACCAATGAGATTTGCGTCGAGGCCGTGATCGCCAAGCTGACGCGGGATATTGACGTTCGTTTGACCATCGGCGCGTGCCACGACATTCGCAAGTTTGTCACGATCCGCAAGGTTAATGGCGGGGCGAAGTACGGCGACCAATTGTTGGGTAAGGCGGTTCGCTGGTATTACGCTAAGGGCGAGACGCGTTGTATCGAATACGCGGCCAAGGGAAACCGGGTTGCTCGATCACAGGGGGCTCGCCCAGTTATGGAACTGCCAGATCGCTTGCCCGACGACATTGACTACGATTGGTACGTGGCAGAGGCCGAATCTATTTTGTCGGATGTGGGGGCATGAACCTCTTCCAAACCCCCAAAATGGAACCGGCTATTATTGCAATGATGGCTCGCCATAAGCATTGCGTAATATTCAGGAATTACGCTTGCTTGAAGAAGATATATCTGCGCTTCAACAGCATTCCCGGCGTTACGCCATTCCTGATCCGCTCGCGTGATAGCTTTCACGGGAAGACGCTTGAACGCTGGCGCGAGGCCGGGGGCTTGCTCGTCCGGTCCTATGACGCTCAATACCCAAAAATTCCCGACTGTGACGCCATGATGTTTCCCGAAGCGCCGTTGCAGTACAGGTACTTGGAAAGCTATGTTGGACCGTCCGTCAAGGAAGTTATTTGCTACCGGCCGCCGTCGTGGAAACTCCACGAAGCGACCGTGGAGTTCAAGTTCCCCTCGTCCGACAGTCACAAGGCCATCATGGCTGTGGTTGATGCCCTAGCCGGACGGGAGCTTACTCCACGGCTTCAAGCTGCGTTGGATTTGTCCGGGTTTGACGGCGCCACAACCGCAGTATTCGAAGCATCCGAAATGGAGTCGATCACAGGGATATCGGAACGTCAATTTAAGCCGATGCTGCATATGGCGTCACTCAAGATCAAATACGAGCGGTATCAGTCTTACGTTCCGACGATCCGGCCCGACGATTCGGACCAACGAGAGTTTTATGATCGCGTCGTGGCGTTGCCCGATTCACATCGAGGCGAACGCATGCTGCGGTTCGGCAATTTCCCCGGTCTGGCAAGGCTTGACGGGCAATTCAGGCTTATGCGGTTGCTTGCGCGACAGAGAAACTTGTCAACCAAGCCCCATATCTATCTGGTACGACGCGGGGTCGTTGCTCCTGACTTCACTGTAATCGACGGGATATGTAATGCCCGTCGTGCCGATTGGGTCAAAATGCGCGATGCGATTGACGCCGCGCCGGTCTATCAACTAGAAGAATGAAAAATGAACATGCACGACATTGAGTTCTTACTCGATCAACTAATAACTTCGGTGTATCAAACGGGTCAAATCAATATAGATCACGATAAATATTGGCCCATGATGCAACAAATCAATGAACTGCGATTCGAATTATTGTCGGCTATTAACCAAACTGTAGAGCCAAGAGTAGCGGGGATTACCCCATTTCAATCTGAGCGGTTGTTACGCGAACCGACCGAATTCGGGGCGCAGACGTTAGATACGCTTGATTCAACTCTTGAAGAATCTGCAACTGATCGCCCCCACCGGAAGTTTCATCCTTGACGCCACGAAGTTGAATAGCGGCCTTGAGCTTGACTTCCGCCATGGCGGCGGTTTCAAACGGCATCGTGGCTAGATCGTGGATAACGCCCAAGGCTTCCACGCGGTAGGCACGTGTTAGGTTCTCAAGCTCTGACGTGAAGCGTTCCGCCGACATTCGGTCATAGTCGGGGTTTCGTTTAACCGTCTCGATTGCTGCGACGAATCCTTGCAATTCGTCGGACGCACGGATGTAGCTATCCAGTTCGCGAGTCGTGCATCCCAAGTAACTGGCGGACAGGAAAATATCGCCCTTCGCCAGCAGTAAGCTGTCGCGAATGGTTTTTTCGCTTATCAAACCGTCACGCAGGGCCTCACGGGTCATTTCTTTGGTACCTTCTTCTTCTTATTCTTTGCACTGCGTTCGCCACGCTTGGGAAGATCGCGGGGGGAGGGCATCGGTTTATCCTTGTGCATGATTAGAACTCCAGCCCCTTGGCGTATCCAAAGGCATGCAACTGGGGCAATTGCTTGCGCATGCGTCCGGACCCTATGTCCAAACGATACATCGGATTGTTCGGAATTTTAACCTTATCCACGGCCCCGTAGGCGGTCCTGCGAGCCGCTGTGATCGACCTGTCTGTGCCAGTCACAACCATGGTGTAATCTCCCGCCGTAACGTATCCTGGCAGGTCTACAACCTTGTCGCCGACCATGCACGGAGCTTCGCCCAACATCACTTCGGATAGGTGAATATGGAGCATATCTTCCGCCCCACGAATTGGTATACCGCACAGGTCTTTGTTCGTGATACGCGAGTACGGAAAGTCGGGCAGAGCCATCAGTACGCTAACGCAAATCTCTCCCTCAACCATTTCAATCGTGTCTTGGCCGTTAAGGCCGTCTAGCATCCATTGGATCGGGTCTTCATTCTTGACGTGGGCCGTAACGTTGTGCTTGGTCGGCCAGCCGTCCCGCATCGTCCATTCCATAGGCCACGGGCCATCTTTGTCGATGATGCAGTTGTTGTCGATGTATCCGCAATAACCCAACTTATCGAGCGTCGGGCCGATGGGCAACAGGACTTCGCGGGCGAGACGGGAATTCTTGGTCACACGGCTCAAAGTGCCCATTTCGCCAGTCGCAACGCCCAAGTCGCCATCCATGAGTTTCTTGTATTCCCAATTCTCATAGAACCACTGCGACCACCCACCCGGGCCGTACCATCCGCCAACCGCCATTTCCACGCCGTACTTGCGCTCTTGCAGAATGAATCCGTCTTTTCGAGCCGACTTGCGCAGCGCTTCGTTTTTCTTCCAACGAGACAGCATGTACACCAGATCGGCGGGATCTCCCGCCACGTAGGACAACGCCTTATCGGCGTCACCGGACGGCTTGGAAACGAGATATTCGGGATGTTTCTTGACAAACGCGATCGCGTCGTCATAGTCAAAAAACGACTTCGATTCCATGATCTTGATGCCCGCAGCCTTCATTGCGGCCTGACCTTTGGCACGGTTCAATTCAAGCTGCGCGGCCTCTTGCGATGGCGCTAGTATGGGGTATCCCTGTGCTCGATACGGATCGAGCATATCGAGCCAGCGGGCATTGTCAGGCAAGTAAATCAGGTCCGCCCAGTCGAGCCACTTGGTTCGCAACTCGTTGAAGTCAGTGATCTTGTCGATCATCCCACGTCCGGCAATTCTTGGCGAACCGTCAGCATGGGGCTTGTCATACCACTTGACTTGCCAGCCCGCCATTTTGGCCCGCATAGCCATGTCCAGGCAGTTACTGGCGTTGTCGATTATTAGGAGACGTTTCATTGTGGCGGGTTAACAGTTTGCTTGAACGCTTCGGACGCGGCCCGAACAGTGTAAGGCAGCATGTGGGCGTCAATCGCGGCTTTGTTTTTGATTGATGGGTCTTTGGCGTATTTCATGATTTCCGACATTACGTCAGGATTGTAGATCGCCTCGGCTATGATCTTTTCCCGTTGCTCGTTGCGCATCTTGTTCATGTATCGAGTCAGTACCCGAGCCGCACCATACGAAGGTGATGCAAACCTATTGCTTATACCTTTGGCCTCACTCAACGCTTGGGGGATTGATGTCCCGATGGCTTTGGAAAGGGGATCACCCAGTTTCTCAAACGATAGGAATTCAGGGGCCTGCACGCGGCCCGTCAGTTCCTTGGCTTGAAGAACAGTCTCCAACCCCCGAACCTGTGTCTTACCTAGAGACTGTTCCAACACCTTGCGATTCGCGGCCATGAACTCCAACGGGTTCTTTTGACTCGATGCGTAGTCCACAATCGACCGTGCAACCGCCCTCTTTTCATCGGGGGTTCTAGCCGATCCGACTAGCGCCGTCATTTTGGATGGCGAATTGAACGCCCCTGTGATCGCCGTCTGCGGGTTCTCACTTCCGGCCAACTTTGATATTGCGCTCTTGGAAAATGCGCGTTGCTCATCGATCACACGGGCGCGATTCGCGGCCAACGACCGGGCCGAATTGTCTGCCGTGTCGATTTGTTTAGCAATCCATGGAACGGCTTGCAACGGCTCTTTGTACTCTCGTTTGAAAGCTTCTACGGCTTGCGGACTAATCTTTCCGTCCCGAACGACACGCTTGGAAAAAATATCCATAACGCCATTCTGCAATGCGTCAAGCGACGGTTTGTCATTTCCAGCCATTTCCAGATACTCGCGTACACCGGATGCGTCTCGGGGTTTGAACACAAGCGATGAGAAAATCTTGGAATTCTCGTTCGCAGACGTCGGTCCGAACCGACCTGGAGCAACCATTTCTCCACCAACCCCACGCTTGAATAACTGCGCGTACTTGGTTGCATAGAATTGATTGGCATCTTTCAGCATCTTCCCGACGTTACCGTACTGGGGGCCTTCCATTTCCGTAATCTTCGCCTTTAGTTGCTCGCGTATAGGCGCCAGCATCCGGGCTTGTTGCCCAGCATCAGCGTTACCCATTTTCGCGGCAGCGCCCAGTGAGGCCATATCCGCATTCGCCTGTTTATAAAGTGAATGAAACTCTTGTAATGTTGCGATTGGCTCGGATGGCTTGAACGGCACACCCTGGCGAATCTTGGCGCCGGTAGGGGCAATTTTGATTTGTGGTTTCTCGGCGAGTGGGGCATAGCGCCTAAGAATGTCGCCGATCACACCGGGTTTATCCTGAAATGTGTTCCCCGAATCGCGATTTATCTTTCCGGCCAAATCCCGAATGTCGGACATATTGACCTTCAATCCTGCGGCATCGGCGGCAGAGTAAGCCGCACTATAACGAGCCGAAGCTGCTTGTTTTGCCGTATCCGCCAGTTTGGATCGGGCTTCAAGCGCTTGGATACCCGCTTGTTCACTGTCCCCGCGTTGATACTTATTGGCTAGCGAACGCTCCTGAGATTCAAGCCGCGTTGTGGCTGAATCGAGCCGGTCTATCTTTTCGGCCTGCGCCCGTTGCACTCCCGCCGTAGCGGGCGTTTCGACCACAGGGGGCGGAAACCGTACGTCAGTTTGTTTAGCAATGGCCGACTCAAGCCCTGCCTGTTTCTGGTGGGCTAGGTTGTGAGAGGCTTCGTCTGTGGCGCCGAAATGTTGCTCTGTAGCCTTGATACTCGGCGCGTTGCTCATACGTCCGAGCGTCAAGTTTTCCCGTAGCCCCGGAACCTTACCCGCGAGTGTTTCCGCTTGCGCCATATTCTGGCGTACTTGTGGCCCCGCCAAAGGTCCGCCTAATTCGGCGGCAGCGTCTTGCGCGGCAAGCGTGGCAGCGGCCTTGTCCCGTGACGCTTTGGATAGCCCCGTAATCCCAACGTCTGAGGCTTTCGATCTGACCCAGTTTGATCCGCCCGCTACGGCATCAATTCCCTTCATTGCCAGCATTGGTCCGGACAGGCTCCCGGCGAGTTCACCGATTCCCTCATAGCCCTTTGGCGCGATGTGCTTGCCCATAGTGGCGCCTTCACCGCTAAGTACGATTGCTGCGGCCTCTTTGGCGGCTGCGATCAAAGGTGTGGCCGACTTGGCAATCACGCCGGCGCTAGGAACCAGACTTGCCCCGGCAAATTCAGCCACGTGCCCCGCACCCTCAGCAAACAAGTTGGGTTTACCGTAGGCGTCCTTCGGAATCGGCATATTTGGGTTGTATTGCAAAACCTTCGGAGCAACATCCCGTGCATAACGGGTGCTATAAGGAAGCGCTTCCGTATCGCGTTCCTTCATGGGCAAACCCATCGCTTGCATGCCTTTACGAATAGGGTAACTAGCAATGTCGTAACCCAATGGAAGTAAGCCCGGAATATAAGAAGCGCCTTTCTTTAACTGGTTCAAGGCGTAGGGAAGTACTGGGTCGGATTGTTGCGTCGGCCTACCTAATGGGGCTTTAACGGCATTGGCGTTTGACTGCGGACCCCAACCAGCGTTCGGGTCAGCCACAGGGGCTGCAGGTTGCGTAGTTCCCGCAGGAATACGTGATATCTCCCGACCGACAGCTGCGCGTTGCTGATCGTTGTATCGCGGGTCGGCCTGTTCCTGCTTTAGAATTTGCAATCTTCCCGCGTCGGCAGTCTCGCGTGATCCACCCGCGTATCCGGTCCTTGGTGCGGGTTGCCCCGACAATTGACCTTGAAGAAGCTTGAACGCTTGCCCTTGTGTCGCGCCAGCAGGCCCCGTAATGTCGTAGGATTTTCCTTCCGGCGATGTGAATGTGAAGGTCGGCATTTAATGCACCTTCACCGACCAACCTTCGGGGAGTCCACCTGTTGCTGATCCGCCCGATGTGTCATCAACATAGGCGTTCGGGTTATCTGCGAATGATGGATCAATCTTCATGGCCTTGGCTTGTTTGGCGTATTTCGCGTTGATGTTCTTACGCGCCACATCGAATACGTTTTTGTCCATCGCGTCGAGCACATTCATGAGTTGCTGCTTGTTGGTTTCGGTGTAATCGCCAGTTACCATTTTCGTAATGGCGTTTATCCCACGGTCGTACATTGAGCCAAAATTTTTATTAGCCTTGTATTGCTCATTCGTGTTCCTGCCGGATTGCAAATACATCGTATAAAGTTGCTGAATCTTCGCTGTAGACGCCGGATCGGCTGTGGCAATTAGCCCACGCAGTTGCTGTGACTGTTGCTGAGCTAATGTCACAGGGGTCATTTCCTTAGTCTCTCTGGCCGCGAACTCATTCATGTTCCCGGCAGTCGGCGCTTTTCCCCCGGACGCCGCTTGATTCGCACGCTGTTGTTCGATTTCGAGACGGGTATCGCCTTGTTGCAACCTACCCCCGGCAAGTTTAAGCATTTCCTGTCGATAAGCCTGAGTGTTCTCAATTCCCATCAAACGCATGTCGCGATTCAACGCCTGATTCTCTTGCGTTACGACATTGCGTTGTTGGGTCATTAACGCGAGATTTTGTTTCGCTTCTTTGCTCCCCACGGAAGCAACGATCTGTTTATAAATTTCGGGCCGTAACTCGTCCGGGTAACCCTTCCTATCCATGTAGGCAATGATTTGTTCGCTTGATGCATCATTCGTAAGCGCGGGCGCACCTTGCGGTTGAACTGCGGGAACTGGCGCCATCCCCGGAGACGACTGTGGTTGAGTCGCGGGTGCTCGTTGTTGCATCCCCTGTACCGTCCGATACGGGGGAATTCCTTGCGGTTGCTGTGCCGCGCCGGGCATAGCCGGGGCGCTCATCGGAACGCCCTGTTGCTGACGCTGAGTCATGAGCATTTGCGGTACGGCCAACGACTGCGGTTGATTTTGAACCTGTGGCACTTGCATCGGCACTGACGCTTGACCCGGAGGCGGGGCGTGCATGAAACCGCCCACACCTTGGTTTACTTGTAACTGGCGGGCCTGTGCGGCACGCGCCTGTTCCAACTCATACGCCCGCTGCTGCATCAACTGGGCGCGTTCCGCCTGCTGCTGCTGTTGCCCCATGCGCTGCGTATAGGCGTCCATACCTTGCGCAAAGCCCTGAGCGTAACCCGGTGCGAACAGAGCCATTACAGATACCCCGTGTTGCCAAACCCGCTTGTATCGCCGAAGCTGTTATTCAAACCGCCCGACGATCCACCGTAACTTGAGTTGTAACCGTAGCCCCCAATCGAACCTTGCATACCTGACGGGCCGCTGAATGCGTTGTTCAACCACGACCCTGGCGTGTTGTAGGAGGTTGCGGCCCCTTGCGCGACTTGACCAATAAGATTGCCGGTCCCGGCATTGGCCTGAGCTTGCGCGTTCTGTTGGAACTGTGCGGCGTTCACACCCTGCCCCATGTATTGCTGCGCCTGAGTATTGGTGTTGTAGAAATTCTGATTCAATCCGCTGAGCCCCTGTGAATAGGCCGTTGCGTTCTGCGCGGGCATACCCGCAATCATTTGCTGTGCTGCCAACGGAACACCCGCCGATTGCTGTGTATAGCCCGGCATGGCCGCAAGATCGGCATTTTGCAACTGTCCCTGCGTACCACCGGCATTGCTCGCTGTGGCAAGACCTTGAAGACCTGTGGCTTGTCGCTGGAGTTGTTGATTCTGCCAGTCGATATTGAAGTTGCTCATCGCCTGGTTGTATTCCGATCCGCCCACAGGGGAGGCACCTAACCCGCGAGCCGCTTGACCCGCGTTGACCTGATCGGACAACTGCTGTTGCGTTCGGTTATATAACGCGCTTTGCGGATCAAGCGACGTTTGGTACAACTGATTGCCTGCACCGTACAGGTTCTGCATTTGCTGACCGGCAAGACCCGCTTGTTGCCCGATGGCGGTTGCGGCTTGACCGTATTGCTGGCCGGCAGCGTTTGCGGCCTGCTGGTACGGTTGGTAATTAATTCCCTGCTGTTGCGCCAGAGTCTGAGCGTATAAGGGGCCCGCTGCGTTTTGCGCACCGTAATTGTTTTGTTGCTGCTGATTGAAGTTGGATTGAAATCCAAGGTCAGCTGTTGCTAATCCCGGCGTGGCGTATTGAGACGATAGTCCGCCTTGCCCGCCACCAGATGGTGCGCCTTGTGGTTGAGAGTAACCGCCCGCGTCCATACCCCCACCGCCAATATTCTGGATACCGCCTCCCGCAGAGGGTTGGCCGCCTTGCGCCTGAGCCTGTCCCGGCGGCGCATATCCGGGCGGAAGATACGCTTGCCCACCGTTCCAGCTACCACCAGGAACATATCCTTGGCCGGTGGCGTTGCTCCCCGATCCACTCTGAGAATTTAGTACGGAGCCGAGAATAGCCCCACCTGCGATGATCCACGGCATGTTATCCCCCTGTCAATCGAACCACGACCGATTTTACTTCCGAATCACTCGAAGATTCACCTATAAGTGCGTCGTCATCGGCCACAGAAGACGCGTGAATGCACAACCATACGGCGTCGGTTACAGCCCTAACCCCGTGATTTCTTCCCGCCCGAATGGTTATTACCGCCGGGGCGTTGTATGTCATTTGCATTTCTGGAAAATCCACAATGACTGAGCCACTCGCAAGAACCGATAAATGATCGTACTTATGCTTGTGTTGGACAAAGGTGTTTCCCGCGGGAATGTGCGTCTCTTTTGCGTACACCCCTCCGACCAAATGATGGATTATGTTGCTCATTTACCAACCGCTGGCAATTGCGCCAGTAGCTCCGTTTTACGACCCGAATTGCCACTCTGAATGTAAGAGATTACTTTGTCAAGTTCTTACTTTGCATCTGAACCATAAGCGCGTTCTTTTCAGAGCTTCCGCTGCTACTACCAAAGTAGTAATTTACGATGGCGCCCCACGCCGCACCTAATGCGCCAAGAAGAATAAGTAAAGCCTGGTTGTCAGTTGTCTTCAAATCGCCAAGCAACATGCCAATCAAAATGCCAAAGAACCCCACTGTGATAATCACGGCCAGCGTTGCCGGGACATTACTGCGCGTGGCCGTCTGCATAGCTCGTGCGTCTTTGGTATTGTCAACGGCCAGTTGCGCGAGAGTTTCGATATTCTTGAAACCCATCGCTTGCATGGTGACTTGAAAGTCTTGATCCGCCTTCTTGAGCGCCAGCATTTGATCTGGAGTTACTCCCGCCAACGCTTGTTTAATCGTGTCTTCCGACTTTGAATCTAGCCCTAACGCCGATCCGATGGCGTTCACGGCCAATCCCCCCAGCGGACCGCCTAGAGCGGTGCCGATCCATGGGGCTACTGTCGAAACAAGTGACTTCCAATCCATATCAACCCTTTCGCATCATGTCGGCGAGTCGATTAGCGCGTTGACCAACCTGTTTCGCCCACAGGGACAGAAGCATTTGATCCGCAGCCCGGTCATAGTCGCCACCTTTGATGCACGCCAGCGTATTCTTGAACGACGACAGACCCTTCGTACCGTCGCCCCAACCCATGTTCAGACACATATTAGCCATGACCTGTTGACGCGAATCAGTCAACTGTGACCACCAAGGGGCGTTTGTATTCAGCAATGTAATCGCCCGCGACACATCGTTGGCCAACATCAGATCAATCTCAGAGTCCGACAAGCCAACGTCGTCAAGGTTCCGCCCAACGCCGATGGTCACCTTGCCGACCGTATCCCGGTAAGGTTTGTACTTTCGCCCTTCATCCACAGAGAGCTGAGCGCATAGCGCATCGACGTTCATTCCAAATCTCCCGAATCTCGTTGCTTGCGTAAATGTTGCGCGATTTTAAGAGAGTACCAAACGATGGCTAGACCCGTCGAAATGATTGTCATGATCGGCGGCAAAGCATTAAGCACGCCGAGTAATACAGCCAAACCAGAGGCCCAATCCGCAATGTGTTTTGCGTGTTGCATAATTATCGGGACCGTCGGGCGTACATTTGTGCATAGGAAGTTTGCGTCCCTCCGGAGAAATTAACAAGTCCAGTCAAATATATTGTGGTTGTTGTTGACAATGAAAAACGAGCGGTCGGCGGAATGATACTTTCTGGGGTTCCTGACGCTAGTGTAATGTTGTTTTGAGATACAAGCCCGGTAGTTGCTGAT